TACGAACTACTCACTCGTCAACAACTCCGCATCTCAGTACGTTGCGAAATATGTTAACGGCGATACTCGTTTACCTTCGTTTTTACGAACTGAATTTACCTCTACGTTTCACCTGGCAAGCAAACACCCTTATATCGGGTATTGTTCGTCTGATGAAGAATCGTTACGCGAAAATGTCCTTAATGGAACTTATGGACAAAATATCCTCAACAAAGATAAAGGAGTGCTTGAATTTGTTCCAACTGCCCGTAATCTTGAAAATCGGTTCCTGCCAAAGTGTCGAGGATACCGCACGTTATCTCATTCTGAAAGAATACGAGTATATGCAACTGCGTATGATTATGAGCAAAGAGGTATAGACTATAAAGGTTTGTTACCATTTGAATTTAAGGCAGGCTGCTACCCTACTACTGATATTCATGCTACTTTAGTATGCTTGGATTGGTGTAAACGTTACCACATGACACCAGAGATATTTGTATCTCTTTTAGAAGATTACTATTATAGGAAAGATATGTATCTTCTTCGTACTCAATATGAGTATCAGGAAGCGTATATTAACCAGCTTGACATGCCTTTGCAGCATCTTGTAGACTTTGATTTGCAATTGTTCTCTTATCTTCCTCGTACTCGAGGATTGTTTAATGATTCACCGTGGAAAGATGTTATGCTCACTTATGGTATACACGATTTCATGCTTTATAATCCTGACGGTTTTATGAACTTTGATTTAATTCAACTTATGGGTCAAAAACATTCACAGTTTTATAAAGATAATATTGCACGTTATACAAAGATTCATAATGATTCTTTGAAGAATAAAGAACTTAACGAGTTATTAAACTCACAATTATTCAATTAATTTATTTATTATGTCATTATTTAAAATTCCGTCCCCAAAACCAAGGCTTTCTCGTAACGGCTTTGATTTGAGTTCACGCAGAATCTTCTCTGCTAAAGCTGGTCAACTTCTCCCTGTTGGTTGTTGGGAGTGTAACCCGTCTGAACATTTCCAAATCTCTGTTCAGGACATTGTTCGTACAACTAACCTCAATACGGCTGCATTCGCACGTATGAAAGAGTATTACCACTTTTTCTTTGTGTCTTATAAGTCGTTGTGGCAGTGGTTCGACCAATTCATCGTTGGTACGAGTAACCCTGTGTCTGCTCTTAATGGTCTCAAACAAAACAATACTACTGATTATACTGCAATCTGTAGTTCTACTCCTATGTTTGATTTGAACACTTTTGTAACTCACTTGAAAAGTGATGCTATGAAAAAGACTTATGATTCACAGGCATTCCCATTTAAAGATGGTGCTTTTAAGTTGTTGAATCTTCTTAATTATGGTGTTACTGAAAAGGGTAAATTCTATGATTACAAATCTTACTTCTCTAATAGTAACAACTTAGGTTCTACTTTCCTTACTGACGTTGCCCATAAAGGTAATGTTATGGTTTCTCCCTTCCGTTTGCTTGCTTATCAGAAGATTTTTAATGACTTCTATCGCAATCAGGATTGGACCCCTGCAGATGTTCGTTCCTTTAATGTTGATGACTATTCTGCTGACGACCATTTGATAATTGATAAGGCAGTTGCTCAGTCATTCTGTCAGATGCGTTATCGTCCTTATCCTAAGGATTGGCTTACCAGTATGAAGCCAACGCCTAACTATGATAAAGGTATCTTTAATCTTCCTGATTATGTTAACGGTAATTCTAATATGACACCGTCTCGTAATCCTGGATCTGTTGGCGTCTCTACTAATAGTACTTCAAACCTTGCTTTTTCTGTAAATGACCTGCGTGCTGCGTTTGCTCTTGATAAGATGTTAGAAGCAACAAGGCGTGCAAATGGTTTGGACTACTCTTCACAGATTGAGGCACATTTCGGTTTTAGAGTTCCTGAAAGTCGTGCGAGTGATGCTCGTTTCCTTGGTGGCTTTGACAATTCAATACCTATTAGTGAAGTTGTTGCAACTGCTGACACTAATAACTCTAACGGTAAACAATTAGGTGACCTTGCTGGCAAAGGTCTTGGTTCTTTGAACTCTGGTAAAATTTCGTATGATGTTAAGGAACATGGGATTATCATGTGTATTTACTCCGCTGCTCCACAGGTTGAGTATAATGCATCTTATCTTGACCCATTCAATAAGAAGTTTAAGCGTGAAGACTTCTATCAGCCTGAGTTCGCTGACCTCGGTTATCAGCCTGTTTTGTCTTCTGATTTGCTTTTAACTGCTGTTGACCCTTCGAAGACACCTACCGTTTTAGATAAGAAAGGTAAAAATATCGCTCATACTGCTGCCAATGAGTATAATAATTTACTTCTCGGTTGGCAAACACGTTATAACGAGTATAAAACGGCTCGTGATGTTGTGTTCGGTGATTTTGAAACGTCTGGTTCTCTTCGTTATTGGACTACTCCACGTTTTGACCTGCGTTTTGACAGTTATGTATCTAAGAAGTCCGATATTCCTGCTGGTGGTTATGCAAGTGGTTTGAGTTCTGCTCAATTCTACGTTAATCCGAATATAGTTAATCCTATATTCTTAGTTTCTGCTGTAGCAGGTGACCATTTCTATATTAATTCATTCTTTGATGTTAAGGCTGTCCGTCCAATGTCTGTTCACGGTCTTGCTTCACTTTAATTATTTTGCTATGAGTTATAATGATAGATATTTAAATCTCATGCCTGCTGATTGTTATAATATCGGTGAGATTCCAGACGCTGTTTGTGGTGTATCTACACAATCAGTTATCTCTGACGACAGGCACGTTTATGAGACACTTTGCCCTATTAATCCTCTAACAGGTCATCGTGATTCTATGCTTTCGCGTTTGTTTAGCAATGACGTTTCAGATTCTGAAAAGCAGCTTATTATGTCTCAGCTTGCAAAGCTGAAGGGCGTATCTTCACCTGCTGACTTATCCGATGATGATATACTTTCACTTCTTCCGTCTCGCTATATGTCTGACCCTGTAGAAATGGAAAGATATCGTGAATTTGTTGACCAACTCCGTGAAGTTGATTCAGATTCTTTACCTTCAGATTCTTCACCTTCAGATTCTGTACCTTCAGATTCTGCTCCTTCAGATTCTGCGCCTGCTGAGTAGTTTTTTATTAGTCCCTGCAATAATGTAGGGACTTTTACGTTTAATCTTTAAAATTATTAATAGTATGCCTATAGACCCTTTAATTGGTAGTGCTCTAATTAGTGGCGCTTCTTCTCTTTTAGGTGGTATGTTTGGTTCTGCTTCTCAGTCAAGTGCTAATCGTACTAATCTACAGATAGCACGAGAGACTAATCAGATGCAGTACCAGATGTTTCAAGAACAAAATGCGTTCAATGAACGTATGTATAATCAGATGCAACAATATAACACCCCTGCTGCACAGATGCAACGTTATCAAGATGCAGGTATTAATCCTTATATTGCTGCTGGTAATGTACAATCAGGTAATGCTCAATCTGCTTTACAATCTGCACAGCCTTTACCACTTCATACTGCACAGGTAATGCCTGTAGATGCTTTCAAAGATTCATTCAGTCAAATTGGTAATGTTATAAGCCAGTATGCACAAAATGAACTTGCATTGTCTCAGGCACAAAAGAATCGTGCAGAAGCAGGTTGGGTTGACCGCTTGAACGGTGCTCAACTTAATAAGATGAGTGCAGAAACTAATAACCTATATCAACAAGGTTCTTTACTTGGATTAGATTATAAGTTGAAGAATGATACTTTAGGTAACTATATAAGGTTATCTGATTTATCTGTTGTTAATGCTGAAAAGACAAATGAGCAATTGGACGTTATTACGCAATCTGCTCGCCTTGAAAATGCTCTCAAGAACATTAACTTAGGTATTCAATCAAAGTACGGTGAACGTTTGTTTGTTGCCACTCTCTCAAAAACCCTTGCTGAATCATTCGCTACAAATGCAAGTGTTAGACAACGTGATGCACAAATAGCTATCGATAAACAGAATGCTAATACAAATGCTAAGAATGCTCAAACTAATGCTGCTGTAGGTGGTGCTCAAATTAACAATTTGATTCAACAAGCTATTAAAACAGCTGAAGAAACTACAGGTATTAAAATTGATAATGATACTTCTGCTAAAATTCAGAGATTTATTGTTGACACTTATCATTCAGATGCTAAGGATGCTGCTAATCGTGCTTCATCTTCTTATCATGGTGCTCGTATGTCTAAAATGGATGCTGACCAATATCCTATTGATAAGACAATTGACCGCGTTGATAAGATTGCTCATACTGTCAACACAGCTACGCAATCATATTCTAACCTAAAGCGTGGTAAGTCTTTTGGTAAGCGTGTCTATAAATTTAAATAATATGTTACGTAAACTTTTAATTTTAATCGCTGCTTTAGTTAGTATAATGTTACTTATAAAGTTGGCACTTATGATTTATTCTGTTTACTTGTGTTTTCAAGTTTAATCTAATTAATTAGGCATTCTTCGGAGTGCCTTTTTTAATGTTTAAATTTAATCAGTTAAAAAACCTTTCACCTATCGATGAAATGGGCGTTTTTTGAACCTTAAGGCTAAATCATGTAAATATATTTTACTTCTGTTTCGTTTACGATATATCCCACCTTATCCCACGACTGCCCCGCTGCCCGACGTGAGGAGAGGCAGAAACAACCACACACCCCGTTAGGCGCGGAGGAGCTTGCCGACGACCCCGTAAATACCAGCGTCGCAGACAGTGTACAATCTTGCAATGAAATTCTAACAGTTTTCACGAAGTGTCACGGCTTTAATCAACCTGCCGTGATGTCCTCCCTTGACCAATACCACAAAAACTGACAGAAAATAAAATCATATACATAAATTCACAATTGCGTTAAAGTTATGTTAAAGTCCTATTTATCTTATCTACCATTATCTAATTTGTTATACTTTTGTAACGTACTTATAAAAATTCTTAATGTTATGGAGATAGTAGCTTCTGATGTTCGTGTATATGGTGGTGTTGAATATACTTCTGTAACTGAATATACATCTAATGGTTTTGTTTATCATTTATCTTATAAAGGTATTGATAAAATTCACACTATTACTTTTAACTCTGTTCGTGATTATTTGGATTATACTTGTTTTTTACAACTTAAAGACCTTTCTCATGTTTAATCAACGTAAACCTATGCTGTTTCAGACAACACGTCACACTTTAATCATGTCTGTAACAATTCAGCATTACATTAACCCTCGTGACGGTGCACATACATTCATTGTTCGTTGGCGTGATGAAAACCACGATGAGCATTTAGGAGATAATTATGTTGCTTTTCGTTCTTTTGTCTCTGCTGTCGACTTCATAGCTACAAATTTCTGTGGATAAATATAAACGTGCTGACTTTCGTTTTGCAAATTGTCCTTATCGTGACATTATAGGCTGCAATAACTTTATGTGCGTTGACTGTGTTAACTCGACAGAAAGATATAACTATTATTTACGTATAAAAAATCATCAAAATGATGATTGGCAAATCTTTAAACAATATTTTTATGAAAAAAATTATCCCTTTCCTCAAGAATCTTCCACCTGTCCTTTTTAAGGTTTCAATTGGTGGTTTCATTCTAATCTCTGTTGCTTTGTACTTCCAAAGCTGTATGACTTCTTTCGATGCAGAAAAGTTTCACTATCATGGTGTAGCTGGTAAGTGTCGTTCTTCTTATGTAGTATCAGATTCTATTCATTAATATGTCCGTACTTGGTAATATAAACAGTTGTCTTAGTCCTAAGCGTATATATAATAAATATACTGATGAAACCTTGTACGTTCCCTGTAGGAAGTGTTTTAGATGTCGTGATACTTATTCTTCAGCTTGGAGTAGACGTATTGAGAACGAGTGTAAACAACATCGTTACTCTTTGTTTGTTACTCTGACATATGACAATGACCATATCCCACTTTTTCAACCTCTCATAATGAAAGACGGTACGCATCCTGTTTGGTACTCTAACAGAACTTCGGAATCAGGTAAATTTTTATCTGATTCTGTGTGCCGTTCTTTACCTCCTCAGAAAATGGAAGATGAGGTTTGTTTTGCTTATCCTTGTAAAAAAGATGTTCAGGATTGGTTTAAACGTCTTCGTTCCGCTATTGATTATCAATTAAATAAAAACAAAACAGATGAATTCAGACTTAGATACTTTATTGCTGCAGAGTATGGACCTCGCACGTTCCGTCCGCATTATCATGCCATATTATGGTATGACTCAGAGGAGTTACAACGACACATTGGTCGGCTTATATCTGAAACTTGGAAGAACGGCAATACGAACTACTCACTCGTCAACAACTCCGCATCTCAGTACGTTGCGAAATATGTTAACGGCGATACTCGTTTACCTTCGTTTTTACGAACTGAATTTA